GTCCTCACAACCGTGAGTGCTTCCTCAATAGACTTTACTTGCCCACCAAATTGCTCTTGCAGGATCGCTGCTGCTTCACGCTGCACAAACCCGGCTTTTTTGCCTTTGTAGTCAGGATCGCTCGCAGCAAGCTGGTTCTCAAAATCAGACACTGCCCTAGCAACATTGCCCTGAACCTCTTGCGTGACATATCTCTGACCGAGATCGTTCATGCGCTGGTTCTCGACCGCTGCTCTCTGCTGGTCGAAACGGGTTTTGGCGAATTCCCGCGCCACGTTCTCAGTCATCTGCCCCTGCGCAACCAGCGATTGCAGGTCGTCAGGCAGCACAACGCCGAGATACTCTTGCGCGTGTCGCACATAGGGAGAGACCATTTCGTAGAAGGCGCGCATATCGCCCCTACGCAACGTCGCTGCTATGTGCAGTGCATTGACCACATCGTCGCCCGAAAGATCGTGCGTCTTTGTGAAATTCTCCAGTTGCGAGCCTATCTCGGCAGGCGCCCGAAGCTGTGCAACCTCGTTGCGCAGTTCAGTCCTGTCCTTCAATAGGCGTCGAATTCGCTTGCCGGCTTTCGGGGACACGTCGTCCTTATCAGCAGCGATCTCTTCGTCAGTCTCTTCTTTTGTCTCTTCCGGCTCTGCTGCCTTACCTGTCTCTTCAGCGTCTTCGGAGGCGGGAGGCTCCTCCTTGCCCTCTGTCGCGTCTTCGCCATCCACGCTCGTCGTTTTCACGACCTCTTGGATTGCGTCGAACAGCGTCTCTTTGGGCTGCTCCCCTTTGCTATCACCCGAATTGTCGGGCGAGACCGTAGCCTCTGTCGTCGGAGCAACGCTCTCGATCGGCGGGCTGTCGTTCTGGAAATCTTCGTCGCTCTGCACTCTGCGCTCCTTTAGTATGCCTGCGGATCGTTAAATCCGCAGGCATGGGGGTAAATAACAGAAAAAAGATGTGAATTAAACCCTCAATGTAAGGGCTGACCTTGCGGCGGCGCTCCAGAGTTCGCGCCGGGGGCGCTAGACTGCGGCGTCGGCGGCTTCTCTGCGTTCGCGCCACCCTGTGCGCCCTGCGCCGGAGAAGCGCCACCACCGGGCGGCAGAGGCTTCGCGGCGTTCTGCATCATTATCGACGGAGCGCCCTCGGAAAGGGCTTCGTTGATGTCCAGTTTGTCGTCCAGTCTCTTGATCGCTTCCTGCGCCAAGAACATCGGCGTGATGCCCGGTATCTGCATGAGGATCGGACCCAGCTTCTCAAAGTTCGACACGGCGAGAGCCTGATCCGGCACGCCAGAACTGCCGGCCTCGATTTCGAGGTAGACGTTCTTCGCGACATCAGCCTTCGTAAGCTGCGGCCACACGGCGCCGGGGCCGACAATGTCCTTCACCGTCTCTTCAGAGACGTTCAGGATGAGGATTTCACCTGCGGCGCGAGCAAGCTGCGTCAGGGTCTCGTCGAGATCGTCAGCGGCGCTGCCAAGGGCCTCTGAGCGCGACTGCTGCGCAACCTGCGTCTCAGTGGCCGTGCTGTTGCTGCTGCCGCCGAGGTTCGCCTCCTGATCGCCGACCGCACGCATCATGTCTTGAAAGAGCGGATTGACCTCATAGAGCGCGTTGTCGAAGGGATTGCCCTTGATCGGCTGCACAACCGTGTCGATGCTCTGCCCCTGCGCGAGGCCGGAGATCGAGATCAGCGCATTCACGGGATGATTGCGCAGGCTGTCCAAATCCTCCGCAGACAGCATGCCCTCGGCATACGCCAGCTTCGGGCGGTTCGCGAAGCGATGCTCGCGCATGCCCTGACGCGTTCTGTTCAACTCCAACTGCATGGGCTTTAGGAGTTGAATATCTGACGGCGGGAAAACCTGTCCGTCCGTCTCGTTGAACATGACGGCGAACCAAGGATAGAAGCGCTCAATCCAAGCGTCGGGAGCCGCCGGCTCCTGCAGGAAATCGATGTAGCCGTCGCAGATGACATAAACCATGCCGTCGCGCTTGTTGTAGACCTCCCACACAAGGGCCGTGTCGCTGTCGCCCTTTGAGATGTTCGCCGTGTCGCCGCCCTGCTGCCAAGACGCGCGTGCGCTCTCGTAAGCGGTGCCGACATCGGTGCGCGAATAGGCCGTGTAGTTCGTGCCCACGTCCACGCCGTAAGTCTCTTTGATCTCGTTGACCGAGAGGAGATACTCTTCGGCAACCCAATCGCAGCCCAGAAAATCGCGTAGCTGCACGCAGCGCGGGTCGGGGATGATCGCCGTGCTCTTGGGGTAGGAAAGCTGCAGGCCTTCGCGAAGAACGATCTCCTGCTCGCGCATGAGGTCGGCCATCGCCAGACGAAGCTGTTCGGCCTCTGCGCTGTCTTCCTGCGTTTCGCCGTCCGCTATATCCGCAGAAATGCGTTCGACAATCGACAGGCGTTGCTCAAGATCGGCGAGGTGCGTGTCGTAGTCGGGAGACTTGCCCATGACGCGCTGGAAGCCAATCTTGATCCAGCCAACGCCGGCAGTCGCCGCGCGACGCAGCACCAGCTTCATCATCGATTTGAAGGGCTGCTGCTGGCTGTCAATTTCATATTCGTAGAGAAGCTGCAGCGTCTCGGCGATCTTCTTCTCCTGATCGAGTTGCTGCTTCGCCTGCTGCGCGTCCTGAATAAGCGTCTGCGCCTGCTGCACAGCCACCGGATCAACGGGCGGGGGAGGCGGCGCCGGCATACCCGTGGCCGGGTCGATCTGTGGCGGCATCATCGCCTGCTGCTGCGACATCATCGCATTTTGGATGAGAGCCTGTGCGGCCTGCAGCGTCTGCATGTTGCCGTCCCAGACGGTCGTCAGCAGTCGCTTGCGCCGGCGCGCGATCGCCTTCGGATTTTTCGCGTAAAGGGATGCCACCTTCTGCTGCACATGGCGCAGCGTGATGTTCGCAACGTAGCGATCCTCTTCGGCGTCATTGAAATAGGACGCCTTCGTCTCACTCGGCCACTGCTTACCAGCACAGAAGCGCTGATCCTTCTCCATCTGGCGGAAGACTTTATCCCAATGCGTCTTGGCCTCGCGCACCATGCTGGACATGGCGGTGACAAGGGCCTTGCGCGACTGAGAGGGATCAGGCGTCTCGCGATCCATCATCTTCTCAGGGGTTTCTTCGGACGGGATCGGACCCTCATCCATGAGTTCGCCGTCAACCATCACCAACCCCCATTCTTAACTTGCCGCTGCATTTCAGCGCGGCGCGATTGTTCTTTGATCCAACCAAATGTGCCGCGCGCCGGCGTTTTCTTTGTCGGACGCGCCATCGTCGGGCGCACCTGTTTCGCGAGCCCCATACCGATGAGAGCGATCGCGTCGCAGAAATCGTCGTGTCCGCCATACGGGAATTGCAGCATCTCGTTGTAGGCTTCCATATACCAAGGCGCATAGGTGGGGATGTAGACCTTCCCCATCGCCATGCGGGCCGCGATAGATTGTGCGCGCGTCATCTTGTCGTTGATCGGCACAATCTCTTCCATCATCGCGTAGATGCCTTCCTCGTGCTGCCTTTTGCGGAGGAATGGCCCGATCGACTTGGAGATGTGGCCTCGTTCGGCCCACCATGCGAGGGGCTTATATCGCTGCATGAGACCAAGCATCTTCTCGACAACCACGTCTGACGGCCATCGCCCCCATTCGACATCGTCCATGATCCAGATGTTGTCGTCGGCGTCGATGCCAATGGGCAGGAGACAGGTTTTGTCTCGCTCTTGCTTGGTAGATACGGCGTGATCAGAGGCGACATAAAAACGCAACTGATCGCGGGGAGGGCGATCAGTAGGCTTAGAATAGCCACGGATTTTTTCGGCAGGGAAAAAGTTGCCGCTGTCGGGGGTGGGGCTACCTTGATAAAGGGCTTGGAAACCTCTGGGGTCTGCTTCTCGCAGTTCGTAGAGATAGGAGGAGGGGAAGCGTTCGGGCCAGAGTGCTTCGCCTTCTTTGCGGCCAAGAACGTCTTTATCTTTAGCAAGGGCGGGTAGGTCAATGATCTTCCATTTCTTTGCTTCGCTCGCTGAATAGCTTGCGTTCATAGGGTCAGCAATTCTTCCGACTAAGTCATCGCCGTGCCATCGAGTTTGGATGATAACTATCCAACCGACACTCGACAGCAGTCGCGTTTTCAAGACTTGGTTATACCAACTCCAGAGTTTCTCTCGCGTCGTCGGACTGTCGGCCTCCACACGGTCTTTGATCGGGTCATCGATGATAAGGCCGTGGCCGCCGCGACC